CATGCTCGTTTCTGTGCGGGTGTAATGGGAGTCTTCTGTGGACGCATTTCGCTGGCTCGACTGATGGCCCGACACATGGCATCCTCGGCCACACGTCCAGCGGCAATCATGGGACCATGTGCAGGATCAATATTATACCTACGGCTTTGCCCACCCGGGTAGCACATCACGATGTGTGTACCTTTAGGAAAACTATCCAAGACTTCATTGCTGTATTCAGCAACAGGCTCGTATCTGCGCCCAACTTTTTTGTATAGTGTAGTCATGCGTCTCTCAAGTAATCAAAAATGGTACCGTACTCCCAACCCTGTTGAGGCCATACCATTCGATTTTTTTCTCTGCGATAAACTTTTTTTAGCCAGTGCCGTTTACCATGTATATCTTGAACAGGCTTCCACAAAAATATAGGCCCTTCCCAAAGACCCTGTGGACCACGATACCTTATCGTCGTGTTAGTTGATTCCATGTTAAGAATTCTTTCATAGCATTATACACTATCTGCGCTTCCTTGTCATCCTGGGTTACTTTGACCCCACGCACCCAAAATCCGTCAGGACCTATGCGTAGCATTTCTTCACTGCCTGTTAGGCAGGTAATAGTGTTGGGTTCGTTAGAACTTTGTAGAGTATACTTTTCTTGATTCATTGTTGAACTCCAAAATGTTCTTTGATCCTCATACCTGTTGTTTTGGTGATATAACCACAGCCAAGATAGCCTGGACGTTCTGTGTCGGCCACTTGGGCACATTCCTCTACAATCAAACTAGCAAATAGATCCAATCCCCCTTGATCAGGATTATCGTCTATACCTGCTTGATGTTTGAGTTCTTGTATTCGATCGTTCATTACCAAGACCCTGGCCACGCACAATAGCGATTGATCGCTGTATAAGCTGAACACATCTTTTTGGCCATGTCACTCTTGTGGCGTCGGTTCCAATAGCGATCAGCGATATGGACAAGATCTTCTAGATCCTCCCTGGTACCTGACCACTTGATATTGGCCACACTGAGTGGGCGACCGCGCCAGGCCGCGAAACCATGATCCCAAATTCTCTGTATAATATCTTGTCGATTAGTTAATCTACGACCAGTGGCCAAGTCGTAGATACCGTGTGTTTTGCGTGTGGCAAAAGCACGTCGCCAAGTTCTAAAACTGTGACAAAAACCCTGCCCAGAATCTTGTACACCAAACTCTAGATTCTTGGATTCCAACCATTCTTGATATTGTTGAGTCCACTGAGTAGGCAAAAGGTCTTGTTCTATACCATTGTTGGCATGATCAGCTAGATATTGGATCTTGTTTCCGTGCAATACAAGATGAGTGGCACCATGCTTTTGGCCCAAGGTCAGCAAAAAATCCAAGTTACTGGTGGCATCTTCGTCAGCCTTGGGACCAATGGTAAACATCAGCAAGGCATCGCTGTCCTTGGTATGGTTGCCTGCACCCCAGCGATAGCCCCGACGCAGGCGTTCTTCGGCATCACATATAGCGTAGATATTTTCATATTTTAGCATCAGCGTACCCTTTCAATCACTTCTTGGGCGTCAGGAAACTCGGTGATTCCTTCCAACCATTCTTCCAGAGCTTCGTGTATCAGTAAAGTCTTGAGACTCTGCGCCTGTAGTTGATCTGCCACAGGCAAACTACGGACAAAGTTTTCAACTGATTGTTCGTCATCCAAAGTCCACATGATGTCCAGCAGAGCTACCTGCTTCTTGGACAAGCCTTCGATCTTATACTCCATGATTGATCTCCTTGAGTTCGTATTCAGATAAGTCGATGATGTCCGCAAAGTCCTTGGCACCTCGACGGATGTAGGCAGTACCACCATCTGTAAAGATAGCACCACATTTACATCTTACAAAATCGTGCCGGTGAGTGCTTTCAATGATATCATTGCATTGTCGGCACTGGCATCGATTGCGTACCACACGGTAAAGTCTGTCATCCATATTATTACTCCTTGTTGTGAGTCAAAGCGTTGAGTACAAGATAGTTTTGCCATGCTTGTTGCACTGCCTCGGGTTGTTGATATTGTTCATGTCCAATGGGACCTGTGTCCACCCAGATATAAGAACTACGGCGAGGATGGGCACCAAACTTCCTAGGTTGATGTAGCTTACCTTCTTCCCAGAGTTGCCGGCTGACATCTCGAACCTGTTGCTCCATGTCGTCACTGTATTTGCCCCATTCAGGAAGACTGCCACTGAATAGACCTCGCAGTTCACTACCACCAGAGCCACCGCCATACCCTTTCCAAATGCTGGTCCATTGTTCGTCGTTGTTAGGGTCAAAGTCTGTGCGAGCAATAATGATCAACACGTCATCAATGTTGACTGCACCGTCAACGATGTCACGCACACAACGACTATAACTAAAACCGATTTTCATACTGCTTCCTTATTTGACCAAGGTCAACCACACGGTCTCTTTGTCATACTGTTCTTTGAATGTGGCACGGCGACCGTCTGTGTCGCGGCACCATGCGTCCACTGCTTCGTAACTGCCCCACGACCCTGCAGGAGCTCGCTCACGTATCCACATGGCCACGGCCCAAAATACTTTGCGGTTATGCACGTCGGCGTTATACAATGCTCGTTCCATATCGCAGGCCAGCATGGCTGTGGCAAAACCGCCCGGAGCATAGCCATTCAAAAGATATCGTTCCATTGAACCTTTGAAGTCTTCGCTGAACTGCATCAACACAAACCGATCTTCATCAAGATCAAAGTCCATGAGTTTATTCTTTGCCATTGCTCGTTTCTTTTGCATAGTCCACCCGATGTTTTTCGTTACGACGATATTGTGTAGGATCACGATGGCGCACAGGGCGGTTGAAGTTGTTCTTCGCCACCCAGTTGCGCTGTTTTGCTCGTTTCATTATACTGACCATTTTAGTCCACCTGTATGTCTACGATCCGCCCTTCACGGAAAATGTAATAAAAATCTAACCAAATACCGTTGCCACGGCTCACGCTGGCCCAGACACAGTCATTGCCCGGACGGATGCTAAAGTTGTCGTAACCTTTGTCTTGCATGTCCTTTTGGACCACTAGATATTCAAACTCATTTACTTCAGTCATGCTCAATCCCAACTTTTCTTGTCGCCGTGACATTCGTTGTAATCGTAGCCTGCATAGTAAGCCGCGATGTCTTCGTCACTCATCAGCTCTTCAGTGATCTCAGGGCTGGTACTTGTGCCAGCCACATACATGTGAGGGCGGCGTGGACGATGATAATAGGAATCTGCGCTACCGCGATCCCAAGCACCACCATGTCTTTTATCGTGTTCCATACTCAATCCATTAAGTCGTAGAGTCTATCGGTCCAGTAACTGTCATAGTCCTGGCATTCTTGTGCTACCTTGCCAACAAGACTTGCTCGTTGCAAATAGGTCCGGCTTTGTTTGGCTTCTTGCAGTTTGGCAATAATCTGATCGATGTTTGCATTCATGCTCTCATCTAGAGCGGTACGAAAGAGTCCTGCCATGATTTTTCCTTATTGATTTCTGTTATTGTAACACTGGATCCATTTCTGGTCAACTCAGTTCTGCAGGGTCTCGATCACACTCGTCCAGTTGATCAATGAACTCTCGTACATCTTCCCTGCTGAGATCAAACCGTTTGGCCAGCTGATCTACCGTGGCACCTTGACAAAAAGCCTCTTCGATTTCCAAGGCTAGATCACTGAAATATCCCATTATGCTTTCCTTTCGCGGATGTCGGTGTTGAGGTTTGGGCGGTGCTCGCGTATCAGCTCACGCTCACGTCGATGTGCATCGGCTTTGCCACGCACCACTTCTAAGATACCGTATTCAAACGAGTCGGTACCACGCTCACGCAAGGCTTCGTACAGTGCCCAAGATTTGTCTTCACTACGGCTACGATAGATGTGTTTGTTGATACGCACCCGCAGGCTTTTCTGCACGGTGCTTTCGGTCTTGGCGGTAACGCCAATGTAGAAGTCTGTGCCAGAACGGATCACGTAGATCACGTGGGTGCGATCTACTCGTTTTTTACGGGTTGCTTTTTTACTTTCCATACATATATTATAACCGAAAACGCATTTTTGGTCAACCTCCCAAAAAGCACTAAGTTAGTGCTCGCTAACCTAGCTAAAATGGGGGTGTTGCAGAAAAACAACAGGTAATACTTTAAGTTTAATGCCCAGCTACACAGAACCCAACTTCAATCGTGCCATGGAACTGTTGCTGAAATCCCACGGCATAGATTACTATTTCATGCCCTGTGCTCTGGGCAAGCCGCATCGTGAACAGCGTTGGCACATTCCCTTGCCCGATATCCCTGCTGAGCGTTGGCGCAATCGGAACTTCCGACTGGTCATACATGCTCAAGACTTCATACATTTTTATCAAAATCTCTGCGTGGAGTTGCATTGGTTAGAACAGCAATACACTCCTGAGCAACAGAGCAAGATCATCTTTGTGTGTTGGGATCATCGTCTGGGCGAAATATATCAGGGCAATATCAAGATAGTAAACTTTGCCAGTCACAGTTATGAGCTGATGTTGAAGCTCCGACAGCGTTGGTCTGAATGGCGCGATGTACATCAAAAAGACATCCGTCATAACTGGATCTGTTTGAATGGTCGTACTCGTGCGTATCGCCAAGAGGTTTATAATCTATTGCGTCATGAACCTTCGGGATTCGTCAGCCACTCCATATTCAATCCCATCGAACTGCATCGATATGAAAAGTATGATTTTGACAATGTACAAAACTTCATACATCTCATGCCCATATATCAATCAGCTCGGATGTCAATCATCACCGAAAGCCTGTATCAAGATGTGGGTGGCATCGTTACAGAAAAAACATTGTTGGCCGTCGCGGCCAAACATCCTTTCATGTGCATTGGTCATAGGCATTGCCACGAGGATGTTGCTGATCTAGGATTCCAAAACTACGATGAGTTGTTTGATCTCAGCTATGATGGAGAAGACCACATCACACGCATGTATTCGGCTGTGGAACGAAATCTTTCAAGATTGCGTGAGCCCATTGATCTAGATGCTGTGAAAGAAAAAACAGAAGCCAACTTTGAATGGCTCATGGGTGGCTATACAGAAAGCATAGTGGATCGAGCCAGACAAGATCTAAGAATACTGTTTGAGAAAAGTCTGTAGGTCGCCGTAGAGTGTGGCCAACATGGCTTCGCGGCTGGAAAAAAATATCAACTGTTTGTTCTTGACATCGATGTAGTAAGGCCATTGCAGTTTGTGGTCCAACTCCAACAACAATCGCTTGCTCATCATGGGCTTGCTCTTGGTCAAGTCAATGTGCCAAGACTCAAGATCCAAGGTTTTCAACACTGTGTACCCGATTCCGGTGAGTCTGAGACCGCCAGTGGGGCGAATATTGACATACCAAGATCTCAAGGCATCGTCAACATCGTATTTCTCCTCCAGGAGATCAACCAGTCGCTGGGTTAGCTCGCGCTTATTGTTTGCCATCGGGATAGATCCTATCTCCCGATTTGAGTAGCACTACAGAAAACTTATCTGTTTTGAACTGTTGATTGAGTTTCTTGGCCAAGTTGATGGCATGACCAGGATTGGAGAATGAGACCTTCTTGTACTTAGGCCCAGGATACTGCACCAGGAAGTTAGAGGTTTTCAAGTTGATGGGAGCATTGTCAAAGAACACAGCCCAGATACCTTCCGACGCCAGCACTTGCTCGGTCTTATAAGTTGATTTGTTTGTGAGTTCTACAAGAACTCTGGGTTTTGGTCGGCTCATAATAATCTCTCCAGTTTATTTATGATAAACTACGTAGATTAAAATGATCCTCCTTGCATCTCTACAGTAACTACTTCAGGACCTGCTTGAGGTTGGGTGCGTAACTGCTCGATGTCTAACAACATACGTGTGATCTCTGTGTGTAGCATCTTGGCGTCTTGCAAGGGGCAAGAGAAGTCCTTGGCGCCTCTCAGTTCAAAATGCTGGAGGCGATCCACGAACTTCTTTATATAAAGATTGCTCATTACTGGAATGAGAATGCGTCTGCGGAATGAGCAGGACCACGATACTCATAGCGTTGCAGTAAAATCAGCTTGGGGCAAAAATGTGTTTCCCAACGACCATTGATTTCAATCTGATAATGGCCGGCGGCAAACCAAGATTTAGATTTCTTTTTCTTGGTGTAAATGGGCAATCTACGCTGTACATCATAAATGGCATTGTAAGGAGTGCTGGTCGTGGCAAAGCCATTTACTACGTGTTCTTTGTTTTGTTTCTTTTTCTCTGGTGGTTCTTCAAAAATGATCCGAGTTTTGTTCTTTATTGTTTTTATTGTTTTGAACTGTTGCTGATCATTGTACATACGCACAGTGAAGCCATCGTCGCTGGCTTCTACTGCCCCTATTTTTTGATCATTTTCTTTAAGGATCCAGTATTTGTTTGCAATCACAGGTTTTGCTAAAATCATGTGTTCAATGCTCCCTGATATGTTTTATTTAACCAACGCCCAAACTGCTCGGCATTTTCGCTGGCTCGGTTGAGTTGGTATTTACCGCAGAATTTCATGAAGTGACTACCAACTTGCCCCACGTCTTTGTGGCTGATTTGCTCACGGATAGCTGAATCCACTGCCTGTTTTACAGCATCGGGCTGTGCTGTTAGATCAATCAAACTGCGATTACGATTGTAGTCGTCTAACACACGATGCTCTACACCGTTGTGATCAGTCCATCTCTGTAGCATGAGATTGTTCCACGCAAATCCTTTGCTTGTACGATCCGCGAACGCTTCTGTAAGACCCACTTTGTTTTTAGTGCCCTTAGTACGTACACCCGGGTACGCTGAGAAGACATTATCACTGGTATCACCACGCATGCATTTTTCAAAGAGCAGCCATTCTGGGTCTGGGATTGTTTTAGCTTCTTTGGTTTTCTTGTCAATGACTTGTTTGCCTTTGGCATCGTAGATTCCTTGGATAGTTAGTAGCTCGTCGGTGATGCCATTGTACTGCTGAACATTTTCTGCCAAGAGCTGGACAAAGTCTGTGTCCGAACTAACAATCACATGCTCGTCTTGAGGATGCAGAGCAATCCAACGAGCAATGATGTCATCAGCTTCAGCGTTGGGTTCACGAATAACTGAGCAGTTGGTCTTGGCACTGAGATAGTCCTTGAGCGAATCAAAGGTTTCCCAAAACAGTTTATCTTCTTCTGCTTCTTTTTCTGTCAGTGCGGCACGAGCCACAGCTCGATTCTTTTTGTAAGGCTCGTAGTGGTCCTTGCGCCAGCTACGACCTTCGAGACAGAACACTACATGATCGGCTTGGAACTTGTTGAACACTTTGTTCACAGCACTCAAGGTAATGTGCAGAGCATAGCCAACCTTTTCCCAAGGGTCCTCAGCACGGAAGGCCACGTGTCGGGCACGGAAAAACATATTGGCAGTATCGATCAGTAGATATTTCATGAGCCCAAGAGTTTGTTGTTGATACAGTATTGTAACATAAAACGCGACCAAAATCTATGGGCCTCTTTACCAAAATGCCATGATTTGGGTGTGACTGTTTGGTGTCCATTTTGCCGTAATATCTGATCAAAAGTGCGGTCTGGGCTGTAAGGATCTATATAACTCACGCCCCAATCATGCTTTTGCCGTTTGCCAATCTCACCAAAATGGTTGTTGCCATTAAAAAACACATGTGGTATCTTTCGATCATTGAGCTCTTGATGTAACTGCCAGATTTGGTCATGTGCTTGCTGGGTCTTGAGTTCCCAATCTGTGCCGATCACATAGTTTCTATATCGTTCTTGTAGTTCCTGCGGAACATGATCCAGCCCGCTGGATCCTACTTGATAGTAGACACCATCATGCAACCATTCTTCTCGTTCCCATGTTGACCACTGTATGATCACCATGGTACGATACCAGTCATTGGGTCGTGATTCTATCCAGGCACGGGTGGTTCGGAGTATGCGTTCATTGCTGGCCGCAGATTCGGCATCGCATACCAACACGGTTTTTAAGATATCAGCCAACTGTCGGCCCCAGCTGACTTCGAGATTATCTGGGTGAG